TATCTTTCTTACCTACTATTCTAACAGCGTAATAACTGTTAGCAAAAGAATCATCTTCTATGTATCTCAAATCTGCTGCTGTTGACCACCATGAGTTAATGTGTGAGACATCACTTGAACCAACATACTTGAGTGGTATTGTCCATTTTTTATGGTCTGAGTTAGGAAGTACATAAGTAAACAAAGTTCCATCTTTTGTTCTTATATCGTTTCTGTTGAAAGTAGTTTCAAATTTATATCCGTATCCTGCACTATCTAAAATTATGTAACCAGAATTAGGTATGCCTAAAAGAATATTGCCCATTATCTAGTCTCCTGAAACTCAAGTGTAACTGTTGAGCCTGAAGTGCCAAGCTCGTTTAATGCAGGTAAAACTTTTTCTTGTACTAAGTCTACCCAGTATGATTGTGGTCTATCTAGTAGAGCTGCGTCAAGATTAGCATTTGGAAAAATACTCAAGTTTTGTATAACCATTGGTTGTCCACCACCACCAAAACCCATTTGTTCGGCTTTACTTAATGGTACTATTGCTTCAGGTTCGCCACCTTCTCCTACCATTGCTAAGGTAGGTCTTCTTACAATACCACCTGCTGCTGCTGCTGGTACAGCATCACCACCATCACCAGAGCCAGTTCCAGTATCACTAAACATTTTGCCTATACTTCCACTAAGATTCAATATCTTACCTATTTTGCTTGGGTCTCCACCCATACCTGCTATTATTTTAATTGCTATCATAGCAAGGGCTACCTTTACAAGTTGCATTATCATTTGTTTTGCAAAATCTATAATCATTTTTTTAAATGCTTTACCAAAACTTTCACTACCAGTAAGTACGGAAGCAAACGCAGTTGCAGCACCATTTGAAAAAGCTCCAAAAGCAGCTTTACTTGCATCTTGGAAAGCAGCCATATTTCCTTCCCAGTTAAATAACCAAGCGTTAGCTTGGCTCTCAGCTTGTTTTGTTGCATTACTTATACCTGTAGCAGTTATTTCTGCTTGAATAACTGTAGCTGCTGTTATTTTTTCTTGTGTATCAAGCAACATAGCACCTTGCTCGTCCATAAGTTTTCTATTGTTTTCTGTTATTGCTGTTAAAGCTTTTCCACTTTGAGTTTCTAAGAAAGCATATCCAATTATTGCAGCGTTTTTTTGTTCTTCAAACCTTTTTGGGTCAAATATTAAGCCCAAATCGTTAGCTTGAGTTGCTTTTGCTAAAGCTGCTTGGGACTTTTGGAACTCTTCAAATTTAAGCTTACCTGTGTCAATAGCTTCTTCAATATCTGCAAAAGGTATACTTACTTGACTTGCTACATCTGCAAGTTCTTTCATTCTTTCTTTAGCTACTTGTATAGGTACATCCAAGAGTCCAAGTTTTGAAGATAAATTTGTAAGAAGCATAGTCATCAAAGGTAAACCATCTATAGCTTTATTATTTGCTAAAGAAAGCTCAGTCATTTTACTAGCTAAACTTTCCATTTGTTCTTTTGTTTGAGCAGCAGATAAACCTAGTTGAGTTGCCAAAGATTCCAAGTCTCTCAATTCTTGTGCTAATCTTGCTGCTGACATATCAACGCCACCAAGTGCAACTGATAAGTCATCAAAAATACTTTTGAAATCTAACTGAAGAAGCCTTATAAAAGTTCGATAAAGAACATCTGCTGTATTTACAACCAACATTATTACATTACCAACAGCTTCTAAAGATTTAGCTATTGCACTAAATGAAGCTGATACAATATCTTTTAAAATTTCTGTATCCATAAATGCTTGAGTAAATATTATTAATTCTGTTTTAATTAAGTTCATTCCTTGTGCTAAAGTTACAGATGTTTTTTTAAATTGTTTATCAATATTTGATGTTTCTTTTAAAAGAGCATTTAAAATTAATGTTGGTTTTAAGAATCCTTCTGATGCTAATTTTTTAAGTTCTTCTCTACTTCTTCCAGTTTCTTTTGCAAGAATATCTAAGATAGGTGGTAGTGTTTCAGATATTGCCCTAAATTCATCACCAGCTAACTTACCAGACTGAAAACCTTGAGACAACTGCAAGAGAACTGACCTAGCTTCGTGAGCTTGAACACCTTGTATTGTCATTAACTTGTTTACATTTTCAGTAACAATAGCAACTTGCTCTTGTGATGCACCTAGTCTACTTGATGCAAAAGTTAATCTTTGGAACATTGTTATTGTTCCGTCTAAATCTGACCTTGTACTACGAGCAACTTCGCCCATCATTTTAAAGTTACGAGTTAATTGTTCTGCATCTTTTGATACAACTCTTAATTTGTTAGATAATGATTGTGCTTGGTTAACAAGTTGGGTTATTTCAGAAATAACTTTAAATCCAACTATTGCAGAAATAGCTCCTGACAGTCCACGCATAACACCACGAACTTTGCCAAAAACATTACCAAGCATACCAACTCGTTTACCAAAGCCAGTTATAGTCTGTCCAGCTTTATTGACTTGCTTTGGGAATCGAATCCCCATAGCATTACCAAATTTGTCTACTGCTGCTGTACTGTTTTTAGATGCTTGATTTATATTATTAAAAAAAGAACCAGCGTTGCCTAACTTTTCAAAGCCTTTTGTTGCGACTTCAATAATTGTTTTAAACTTAGTAGTTGCCATTAACGCCTTCCTCTTTCGTTAGCTCTATTTTGAGCTCTAATCCTTTTCGTAATTATACCATAGAGAGTATTGATTTCATCTGCTGAAAGCTCAGAGACTTGTTGTTTGCTCCAACCATACTCTTTTGCAAAGAAGTCTACTATTTTTAAATGTTCTACTTCTACTCTTGAGAGTCTACCCCCAAAAAATAGGTCACAATTTCGTTCATGGAAGTCATCTCAGACATACTTAGTCCTTTCAACCAATCAACTGTTACACCTTCATTTTGTGGGATAGTTTCTATTATGACAGTTAAAACTTTTAAAACTGTACCGATAGGTTTATTTTGCCCGTCTACACTAAGACTTGTGTGTTCTTCAAGACCAGCAAGTTGACCTAGCGTTGCAGGTTTAACTTGAATTTCTTTGTCGCTTAAAGGAAAGGTTTTCATAGAAACTCCTTAATTTGGATTTAGTACGCTGACAATGTATTTTGTAATGTAATCCTCGCAGCGTATGAGGATGTTGTATCGTATTGTGCTTTACCTTCGTAAGAAGCTGTTATTCTTCCAGCTCCAGCTATTGGATACTCATAAGTTGTATATCTAACATCAGGCATATCAAAAACAAGTTTGTTATTTTGTCCTGCACCACCAAGTTGTACGCCTGTTATTGAAAACTTAAATGGTTGTAAACTACCATCTCTAAATTTTGCTTCTTGTGCTTGATTTTGAAAACCCATGTCTCCTGCTACTGTTATGCTTCTAAAGTCACTTCTTAAAAGTCCACCTTCATTAAGAGAAGCGTTTAATCTAGGGATACCTTCAATTGGATTTTCAATTGTTATTGTTGCTGTTTCAAGGTCACCATTTGCTGCACCAGCAATTTGCACAGATGTTTGTACCCAGTTGAATGGTTCAGCAGCAATATATGATGGTGTTTGTTTTGCAACTTTAGAATATGCTCTACCATGAACAGATGCAGTACATTTAATTATTGCTCCAGCAGTAATCTCAAAAGCTAATGTATGTATTTGTGCGTCAACTACTTGGTAAGCACTACCTACGTTTTTAAATATTTCAATTGTATAAGGTGGTAATGAACAGTTTTCACCAAACTCTGTTTGTGCTGGTAGAAACTCATGTACATAACTAGAAGTTGTTAAAGTAGATGTTGGAACACCAACACAACCTCTTAAAAAATGTCCTGTGTAAATTGGATGTGGTTCAAATACAATATCTCCAGTAACATTATTGATGCCTTCTATATCATTTGGAGCATCATAAAGATTTCTCATGTTTTCTATTTGTAAATAGTTTTTATTTTCTATTAAATTTTCTGAAACAAATGGAATGAATACTCTATTAGTAGTTGCAGTTCCATAATCAGTTTGTTTACTTAAACTTAAATATCCACCAATTCCGTATCCCATTATTCATTTACCTCTTCTTTTATAACTTCTTTGGTAATTTTAACATTCTTAGTTTCTTTTGCAAGTCCTTGTTCAATTAAAGATTTACCAACTTCTTCAGGTACGTCAACCTCAAGACCTCTTTTTGATATTCCATAGCCACTTATTTCAAGACCACTTATTGTATATTTTATTTTCATTATTCTTGTATCTCCACGTCTAGTGATAAAGTTACACCTTTAAAGAACCCTAAACCACTTGTATTCTTCATATTCTCAAATTTACCACTTCTAAACTTATAATACAAGACTGTATCGTCAAGTGTTTTGTAATCTTTTAAAACTTCTTTGACTTTACCTATTGCAATGTCTCTTAGTCTTGCACCCTCTAAGTTTTCCATTGCAAACTCCATAATGTGCAAATCAATACTTAAACTTGTTAAATATGGGTTAGCACCACCTATTGTTACTGTATCTTCTTCGGTATCATAAGAATCTAAAAAAATTCCTACATATGGACATCTTACTTCAGAAACCATATCAGCATCTTCAACCACTATTGTTGAAGCTCTACCATTTATTGTTGCAGTTCTTGAATCGCCTTGTAAAAGTGTTTGTATTTTTTGTTCTATACCTAAATAATCTATTATTGACATTTTCTATTTACCCCTCATCCTGTTTTGAATTCTATTTGCAAAAACATCAAACGCATCATCAATTTCATCATCAATCATTCTAATTACTTCTTTTCGTTCATCAGGTAATGTTGACCACTTATAACCCATTGGGTTCGTACCTCTTTCAAAATCTTCAAAGTGTGCAGCTCTGTTGCCTACTTCTATGTCAATATCAAAGCCTTTTTTTTGACTTCCTGCAACTTTAACTTGATTGTAATATCCTTGTTCTATTGCTCCAGTATAGCTTAGTCTTGTATCAGAGCCACCTCTTTGTTCTCTATATAAATTTTTCTGTTTCTTGTATACATACCATCTTTTGTTTTTTAAGCGACTAAATGCAGGTGTCCATTTTTTTCCAAACAAAGAACCTTTGACAAAATTATTTTCTGCCATTTTTTGGAGCTTTGGTGCTATGGTTACTTCTAAAGTTTTTACAAACTGGTCTTTCATTTGTTTTCTTAACTCTTTTAAAAGTTTTTTATTACGACCAACAAA